CAGATATAACACCACTTGCTGTAGATGAACCAATCATCTTTTGTCTAAACAACGCATTACTAGGTCTTGCGTCATCTACACCTACGGCAACCATATTCTCATAACTACGACAATGAAATCCTAATGCTGTTTCGTAAAATCTAAAACCTGTGTTTTCAAATTTCTTTGATTGACAATTAGGTAACAATAAATCTAATGCCTTGTATGGATTTAGTCTAGGTATTACAAACTTATTACTGCCTCTTGTATTTTCAATGTATACATCTTTCTTTGTACCTAGTTCACCTACGACAATACTTGATATCATATTGTCTACTGAACCTTCAAAACTTCTTTCTACTTTTAGAGTTTGATTTGTTATTTGTTCCATACTACAGAAGTATAGAATATAGAATTGTGACCTAGGATTGTGTGCCATTCTTTGCCCTATCTTATAGATGACCATAGGGTGTTTTTCAAAGTCATAATATCTTTCAGAACCAGGTGTACCTAGTTTAAATTGTAATAGTTCGTTACCTGTAAGTGGAAAGTTATTAGGTAGGCCAGTACTATCAGATATAACAACCTGACCTGTCATATTCTTTTGTGCAATATCTTCGTATAAATTTATTTCTGTGACCAATGAGGTAATGTCTGTCTTCTTTGCTTTTGACCCACCATCAAAACTCTCTTTACTAATCACTATCACGCTTGATAGTGTAAAGTCGCCTGCCTTTTTGAGGTCGTCTGTTCTTATTTGACTATACATTTTTATTCACTCATTAATTTATCAAATTCATCAAGAAACAATGGTAAGTAATCGTTACTTAACAATTTGATTTCTGACATATCATCTTGTAGTCTTTGTTCATATTCTCTATTTGAAACTGCAACTGCGCCACTATCACTAGAAGCACACTCTATATGGACGCCTGTATCACCACTTGTTTGTTTCTTTTCGTGATGGTGTGTTGCACCAGGTATCTCGTATTTGTCTTTTAAATAGTTTTCAAAGTCTGTATAACTCATTGGCCATTGATAGTATGCGTCTGTTATATTATTTGTAAGTAATATAACCCAATGTAATTCTGATTTACCAAAGTGTTTGTTTGCAACATCTTCAGGTCTTTCACCTGGATTGACAAAATACTTTTGAAATAGAGAAGCAGTATCAAGTATTTTACTTCTAACTTTTACTCGCTTGATTATGTTGACGGCAAGTTTCTGCTTGTCATCGCCTTTCATATCATAGAGTATTAATGGAAAACTATTAAAATACATTACTTTATTACTTTCTTTAAATATAGATACAATGCGTAACAAGCAAATAAGTAAATTGTTGCAACGCCAACATCTAAAATATGTTCTCTCATATGATATATGAATTCGATACCTGCCTGAACATCACCCATACTACCTGTGCCTTCATTGATAGTAATGTTCTTTGTGCCTTCAAAGTTTTCTATTGATTGTTCCATAACTGGTCCGTTTTCATTCATATTAGTATCCTTCTCCTATCATTTCTTTTGTCATAATTTCTGTTTCAGCAAATGTACATTGTACCGATGTTGTTACAGGAGCGGCACCTTTACTATCTTCTCTAAATGTTACAAGGTTACCTTCTGTAGCATAGTCTACTTCCATTGCTGTCAATACACATCTTGCAATGTGTGGTATGTATTGGTTGTTCTTACTTCTGTACATATAAGTTATTTGAAATTCAGATGGAGATAAAAATGCTGATTTAGTTTTGTTACTAAATTCAGGCAACATATGAAATTTCAATAATGTTATAATCTTCTGTACATTTTCCATTTCTTTTCTATTCTTTGGTGCAAAAGTAAATGGAAAGTTAAACTCTCTAAATGGTACACTTCTAAAAACTTGTTCGTTAAATGGGTTTAATGCACGACCCATTGATTTATCTATTGCACCTCTGACATCACCTACACCTGGTAATGCACTTACGATACCTGTTACTGCCTCACCTAATACTCTTTCAAGAGCGGCGCCACCACCATCTAGTATCGCTTCTTTGATTGACATTTCTTTACCAGCGGCAGAGGCAGAACCAAAGAAACCAGCAAGACCTGTTGCCAAGTTCTCATAGTTTGCATTGTATTTAAATTTAACTGCTTCGCCTGGTGTGTATATACAAATACTATCTGTTATTCGACTATGTGTACTACTGCCACCTTGTTGAATACCAGACTTCATAGTTCGTAATTTACCTTGTCTACTACTTTCAAAAGGTTTTGTTTTACCACCCATACCCATACCATCGTCTCTAGGGTCTTCAACTTTCTTACTCATATTTCTATTGAAGGCAGACTTTTTATGTTGTATGACATCAATAATAATATAATGTCCTTCGTCTAAATTACTTGTCTCTTCTGGATAATATATTGTACCAAAGTTATATCTGCCTTTTAATGCTGTGTTAGGTTGTACTGCACCACCACTACCAATCTCTAATGGCGATGATGATAAGATATTTCTTGCCTTTGCTTTACTATCATCTGCTGATTGTACGCCTGTAAATGCACTAGTAAAATTATCTATCTCGCTGGTAATATCACCAGCAATACCATCTACAAACCCTTTTACAGAGTTTGCACCTGCATTAATTCTACCTTTTATAACCTGTGATACTTTACTTGTAAATGCCATATATAAATATCCTTATGAGTTTCACTAATATTTATACAGGAAAAGACAATGGCTACAGCATCCTATAAAGGTAAATACAAACCACAAAACAAGGACAAATACATCGGTAATCCAGATAGAGTAGTTTATCGCTCTAATTGGGAGAGAAGATTTATGGTGTATTGTGATAGAAATGAAGCAATCAAACATTGGGGAAGTGAAGAGATTGCTATTCGTTATCGTAATCCTGTAACAAAAAAGTTACACAATTATTTCCCAGACTTCTTTGTTGTTACTGATAAAGGTAAGTATATTATTGAAATCAAACCAAAGGCGTTCACTATTAAACCTAAACCTAGGTCTCGTAAGACAAGAGCATATGTTAATGAAAGTCTAGCATACATCAAGAACAAAGCAAAATGGGGTGCGGCCACTCGTTATTGTGAAATGCAAGGTTGGGAATTTAAAATATTTACAGAAGATGATTTAGGTAAGTTCTAATCAAAAGGATTTACTCTTGACCACCAACTCTCTGGTTCAGGATTTTTATCTGCTTTAGAATTTATTGTTGTTGGTGCTGTATTTGTATTGTTTTGATTTTGTGATACGGTATTAATAACTACAGGTTGACCATTATTTGCACCAGCAGTTTCAGCGGCAAGTTCATCTTTACCACTAAAGAAATTACCTATCTTATCAAAGAAACCACCACCTTTCTTTTCTATTTCAGGACCAAGACCCATTTCATCTTCGGCCTGTTCAAATGAACCTTCGTATGGTCCACCATCAGCAGTTTTTCTTTGACCTGATTGAGCACCAGACTTCTCTAATAAGTCTATGTTGACACCAGGTATCTTATTAATAAGTTTAATTACACCATTGACAATATCTTTGAAACCATCAACCAAAAAATCTCCTACAGCAGATAGTCCATCTTTAATACCATTCCATATCTTTGTACCTAGGTCACCTAGATAATCTAATGTAGGCTGTATCGCATCCATAAGTTTATCGTACATATCACCAAAGAAGTTTCCGATTGCCTCTAGTTTATCTGTAATAAACTTTAACATTTCTTGCATTTTCTGTTTGAAAAATGCGCCAAACTCTTTTACTTTATCACTTATCATCTGACCAAACTCTACTATACCATCTTTGATTGCGTGAAATTTAAATAGTATAACGGTGAAGACTGCGATAACAGCAAGTATACCAAGTACCCATAATGCGGCTGGTAATAACATTGTCATAAGAGCGGCACCTAATAGTTTTAATGATTTAATTGGTGTCATTAATGCCTTACCGAAACCTTTAAATGACCTACCAATATTCTTTACCATCATTCCTAGTTCAACAAATGGACCTGTAATACTTTCTTTGATTGCCATAAACTGGTCGGCAATACCTTGAATAGCAGGATTACTTTCGCCCCCTTGACCTGATACGGTATTGTTAGGGTCGCCTTGTAATCTTTCTTGTTTCTCTAATATTTCTTTTTGTAATTTTTGTACGACTATTGATTGTTCTAATACATCTTCCTGTGTAACACCACTTGTAGGACTAGATAAATCTCTTTGTTTCTTAACTAATAACTCTTGTTCTTTGATGATTTTTCTTTCATCTTCTCTTAATTTTTTTGTTTCTTCTCTAATTTCTTGTTGTGTTAGTACAACTGCCTTTGCGCCACCTTCAGCAGTTTTATCTAATACAGCAACAATACCTTGTTCTCTTAATTGTTGTACTTGTCTCTCTGCCGTTACAAGTTTATCTTCTCTTGTTCTCAATGCGTCAGCAAGTGATTGCATTTCAGCAGGTACTTTTTCCATACCTTGCGTCAAGTCATCTACAGACATTCCTAACTCTTTCATTCTATCGGCAAGCAAATTCATTTGCCTGTCAACTTGTTTAGGATTATCTCTAAATGCGTCTATTGTTTCTGCGATTAGTTTATTTAATTTAGGTTGTGTAGACTTAACAAGATTATTAATTGAAGCAACTGCTTTACCAGATATTACTTCAAATATCTTCTTAATTTCTAGTTCACTCGCTTGTGTTATTGTAGTGGCGGCCATAGTTTATTATTTTCCTTTTGCTCTACTTCCTGTGTATAGACCAAACCAAGCGGCACCAGCACCAACTACGATACTGACCAACCCACTTTGTTCCATAGATGGTTGTGGTATGTTCATATACCAAATCACAACTTTGTATAACAAATAGATATAAGTCGTTATGAATATTCTAGGGAATATTCTCCAAGCGTCAATGGCTCTTGCCATATGAATTATCTTCGCATAGGGATTTATACCTAAATCTTTGATTGAAGTATCAACTTCTAAATCAACTTTAATTTTTTGTTTAGGTTCTGCAACCTTTACATCTTTTACATCTTTAACTTCTGCCATATTAACCTTTCCTAGCGTTTTCTTCTCGTCTACGCTTGTCTTTCTCGTCTTTCAAGTGTTTAACTAATAACCCAATATATACTTCTCTTTCCCAAGGTAGTAAATTTTCAAGTTCTCTCAAACTATATTTATGATGATGAATTAACGCAAAGTTATTTTCGTAGTACGCCTCTAGGCTTTCGTGGGAGAGGCAGATACGAAAAAATCATTTAAGCCAGAAAATGTAACCTCTGACTTCTCTTTGGTCTTTGGATTTTCAACCTCAACCGTATGTCTCAATTTAGGCATTTCATCAAAGAATTTTCTTATCTTTGTAAATTGCTCTGTATTCAGATTATTAAAGAAATCTGTTAGTTCAGCCTTTGAAGAATCCTTTGACTTATAAACCTCATCGCCTTCATAGATATAGTCAATACAATCAACAATCGTATCAAAGATTTTTGATGTATTTTTCTCCATATCAATGCCCATTGGGACGGTGTTTATAGTAGGATATTTCAAGACAATACCTAACTTTCTATTTTCATCTAACACAACATTATTTGTATGTTCGTCATCTACTTGTACTTCAACTTTTGTTAAATCAATCTCAACTGGTATCAATGTAACTTTATCTTTAGGACAGAATACTCTAAACTCTGCAACTTCACCGATAGATTTTGCACGAATATTTAAGAACAAATATTCTAAATCAAATAACGGCATATCTTTCGCTGAAACGGTACCAAAGGTACAAGAGTTTACTAAATCTATTACTGCGTTTTTCATCTGCGTATCATTCGCTTCTTCTAACGCCATCATTAAGATTTTTTCTTCTTTAACAAGAAAAGGTCTATACTTCACTTGTTTATCTTCTGACGGTAAAGTCAATTCATATGTTGGGACTTCAATTTTTGGTAAAGCCATATTATTATTTCCTCATTGTTTAGTATTATATATTTAGGGGACCAAACTTGAATGGTGGCATTACTCTGCCTCCTGTTATCTTCCCTATTGGGAAAGACCTCTTCAAGTTTTGTAAAACTCCTTCTCCTGCTCTTCTCAATTCAGGTGGCAGTTTACTCAAAAATCCTTCGTCACCTGCTTTCACTACTGGATTACTAAATTGTGATTGTCCAATATGAAATTTATTCTGTTGGTCTAATGCAAAGTTCAACCAGTATCTATATTTAAAGTCTACTGAAAATGTCTGCACTTCGTTACTCTCTGAAGCATATTCTAAAGGTCCAACTTTAACTGGATATGCTTCCCATAGTCTGACACCATAAGTGGCACCGTCTCGTTCTTGAGCGCCTGGGTCACTTGCCAATTGTAAAATATTAATTGGTGCAACATACTCATCGTAATAAGCATAATTGTGTGTCATATTTGAAAATGCAGTTTTCTGCCACATTTCAAAAAATATTCTTTCTCTTACATATTTGTCTGCGTAAAATGTCATAGAGACATCTGCCATTTCATAATCATAAACAATATGTCTAGGTGGACCATTATGTTTAACTGCTTTTGTCTTCATAGTTCTATCTGGCATAGATACTGATTGAACAAATGCTTGTACTCGTCTCTGCAAGTTACTTTCGTTACCATATCTTCGTAAATCATTGCCGTGAACCATACCATCACCACCTGGTACTGAACCACCAAAGTCCATACCACCTGATATCTTACCACCAGTAGGCAATTCAAATATGACATAGTATCTTGCCTTACGAGCAAAACCTTCTGCCTCATTTACATAACTTTGATATTTACCGATTGTTGTAGATGGATTGGCGCCTGCCTTTTGTTTAAATCGTGGGTCTCTATTGATATTATCCATAGACCTATCTCTAGGTATACCTATTCTAATATCGTAACCACCTATTCTTTTACCACCTCTTAAAATTGCCATTAAACACTCTTTCTTTTATAGTCTTCTATCGCTGCCTTGATTGCGTCTTCAGCCAATACACTACAATGTATCTTGACTGGTGGTAACGCAAGTTCTTCAGCAATATCAGAATTTTTAATCTCTACTGCACTATCTAGTGATTTACCTTTTACCATTTCTGTAACTAAAGATGATGAAGCAATCGCACTACCACAACCAAATGTTTTAAAACAAGCGTCTGTAATAGTATCGTCTTTAACTTCAATCTGTAACTTCATAACATCACCACAAGCAGGTGCCCCTACTAGACCTGTACCCACATTTGGATTATCTTTATCCATTGTGCCAACATTACGAGGATTTTCGTAATGGTCGATAACTTTATCTGAATAAGCCATAAGTCTTCTCCTATTCTAATATTAATTTCTTTATCGTAATACTTCCGTCTATGTTCTCTTCCAACTCTGCCTTGCTACGAATACATTTATATTGTATCGTACCTTTTTGTTTAAGTTGCCTCTCGGCCACTCTTTTACCTTTAAGGCACTCGGACATCGTAGGTTGTATACGGTGCTCCTTGATTTCGTGGTCAATAAACATTAACAAAGCAACTACCGTCTCTATCATAACTCTCCCTAGTTTTTGCCGTTAGTGTATTTCATATCTCTATCGGCATCCTTTAGTCTCTCTATACTTTCGTTTGCCTTTTCAACTTGTTTCTGTAGAAATTCAATATTAATTTTATTATTTTTCATATCATCTAAATGTTTTTCAATCTTCTCCACAGACTTATACAAATCCTCGATTAACATAAATTGCTCGGCGTCAGCGGGCAAACTACCCATTTCGCCTCTTGGCCATTTAATACGAAACTCTGTATTCTTCGTTAAATCTTGTTCAAGCAATGTTATTGCCTGGTTTAAATCTTTTTCTGCCAACTCCGCCTTGGTCTCCAGACTGGTTAATCTCTCTAACACACCGAAGTATGCCCAGACGCCGACACAAACGGCCGCTATGATGGCTAGCAAATTCTTCATCGGCATACTGATAGCAGTTGAATCCGATATATCTAATCTCTTCATAACCTCCTTTGGTTAGTCTTTTCTACTTTTGCGATGATTACTTCCTCGCATATAATGGTCGCCAGGTTCATAGTTCCATTTCATTCCGTGATGGCCTCGTATATCAGCCCAAAACATTCTGCACTTTACTATCACTAGTCTCCATAATGTCCTCTTCGCCACTTTATTATATTCCTCGTCTACTCCTACTCCAAACCGTTGTAGCAGGTTGTTTTCTGAATTGTTGCACAGGCAAGTATACGGCCAATGCGGCCTCTGTTGCGTCAATTCTTAAAAAATTACTTCTTACTTGCTTATACAGATATTTATGTAGTGTAGGAGCAACCATTGGTATATTCTTTACACTATCATATGAAACCTGATATTTTGTACTCTTCTTTATCATATCACCTGACAAGAAAGTATCTAGTCTCTGTAGAAGAGTAAATCTCATTGCAGGTGGTAAGTAATGGAAGTTCATACCGATGAAACCACCAGGTATAGGGTCTAATGGTAAGACCAAAGGAAATGTATCGTAATAAGGTAAAGTCTTTTTGAGTTTTGGGTCATAGAAAAATAGATTTAATCTACCACCAGATGGTCTACTGATAAGTTGACCACTTCGCATTAATGACCTTGCTGAAGTTCTATCTGCAATTGAAGCAACTGCTTTACGGTACCAGGCACCAGACTTCTTGGTGTCTCCTTGTTTCTGTACTAATGGGTCTAATATTGATACTGCCATAACGCTTATATTTATATTAGAAATGACAAAGGGCACCAGAAAGGTGCCCTTTGCTTTAAGTTAATGTAGGAAAGAGAGAGATTATTCGTCTTCTGCAAGTCTTGAAAAATATGACAATGTATCATCGTCATTATCACCGCTTTTAGACGCCTCATTAACTTGACCGACTGCGGCTGTCTTTTGAACAGGAGCAGTACCACTAGTAGTAGGTGGGAGGTCTATCTCACTAGCAGTCTCGGTATTCTTTGAGCCAGCAATCACACGATTGAATTTTTCCCTCAAATCGTCATATGATTTAAAGTTGCTTGCTTCAAGGAATGGTTTTAATGGGTATTGTTTGCCCCATATTTCTTTTATAGTGTCATCGTTATCAGCAATCGCCGTTGGCGCTTCAAACTCTGACTTGTCGTAGTTCCAGAAACCATCTACTTTTCTAATCTTCAATTTGAAGTTAGCACCTGACCAGAAGTCAAATGGGTTAATAGGTTTCTCATCTTCAAACGCAGGATTCATTGCTTCAGTAATCTTATCAAAAATCTTTTTACCGAATTTAAATAAGAAAACTTTACCTTCGTTATCTGGATGTTTAGGGTCACTTACAACATAGATGTTAGAATAATATGATAATTTTCTTTTTCTCTTACGAGCAATTTCTTTATCACTATCTACACCAGTATTCCATAATATTGTATTCTCTTCTGAAACTGGGTCTTTCTGACCTAATGTTGTTAGAGAGTTCTCGATATACCAACCACCTGGTCCTTGAAAGGCGTGAGACCATACTCTTGCCCAAGGCATTTCTTCTGTTTTACTAGCAGGTAGAAAACGAATAACTGCATAACCATTACCAGTTTTATCTAGTTCAGGTTTCCACAATCTATCGTCTTGGTATTTGTTTTTTGATTTTTCGTTATCCTCAGGATTGAGGTTACTTTCAATCTGTTTTGAGATTTTATCAAAATTAGATTGACTATTTTTTAGACTTTCAAAATCCATAATTTTACTCCTTGTATGTATTTCGTATTTGTATTATTGTATTTGTATTTTCGTATCATAATATAAAGTATTCACTCTATTATTTATACATCTTTTTATGTTTGTTATAACCTTTTATCCAAGGTTCTCTGCACTCTTTAGGGAGATTTCTCTCTCTTAATTTGTGCTGTAACTTCTCGCATAAACTGATTACCATATCTAAAAATTTGTATAACATAATATTAATAATGCGTCTTTCGTGGGTCTAGTTGGAACGCACCCACAATCTTCCAGGAAGAGTCCAATCTGATTAAAGATAGGTCCCTACTCAAAACTACATATGGTGTCTTCAGCCATTCGGCCATAACCCTCCATACATATGCCTTTTGCCCTCTTAAGCAATATTCAGCCAGAAAGG